CATGAGGGTTGGGGAATACATGGGTATAGATCTACAGGGTGGTATGTTCTACCCAACCATTAAAGAAAACCTAGAAAGTGGTGTTGTGTGGGCATTCAACTCTACAGGTGTAGCTAGAACCGTAGCTAATAGAGCAGCACAAAACAAAGGCTATGTTAAACTGGTCTTAATGCAGGAGGGAAATGTAGTCGGTAATAAAACATTTGCTAATATTTGGTTTAAGATGCTTTCAGATAGTATCGACAAAAAGCAAATATCAAAAGGGTTAGTGTTAACTGAGTTAAATGCTGTTCGTAGAACTGTATACGAGAAACTCAAAGACAAAGATACAAAACGGAATCCTTGGGTGATGAGACACGCATCGAAATGGAACTCAATAGATGAAGCAAAGGAATCGATATTGTCCATGCCACAAATAGAACGCGGTTCCACTTATTTCAAGAAATCCAAAACCATAACAAAAGCAGAAGGAGAGAAGATGTCATACCAAGCACTACTCTCTCAAAAGATGGCTAAACTTGGATTCCCTGATGCAAAGCGGATTGTCAGTGATATTGAGGAACCAGCATTCAAAGGAATCCCTACTGGTGCTGCTGTTGCAATTATTAAGTTTGATCCATTATCATCCGATGATAAAATTATGACGGCAAAGGAAGCTGGAGTCCCAGAGCATATGTCATATGGATGGGTCTTGAAGGGTAAACCAATTGCCAAACTTGGTTACTATCAGGTTGTTGAGGAGACATTCCCAGCGACGAAGGGTCAAATAATGACCCAACAGAATACTGATTTCCCTGTGAGGGCTTCCATTCCATCCAAGGATTCAGCTAGAGGTGAAATTAGATATAATCAAGGTAATTAATTAGCTATTGCCAAGGCAGCGGGATTAAAGTAATAACAACCACATGGGCGAAAAACTACAAGACACTCAGCCAGTAGAATGGTTCCAAGAAGTCCTCGAAAGGGCTAAGGCACACGGCGACCGGAAGAGGGTTGAATACTGGAACCCACAAGGGGCTGCAAAGGCTCTCTGGCTACTCGCACAGGGGCGTAGCTACTGCGCCATAGCCAAGGAGACCGGGATCGATAGGAAGACCATCAGGAGCCTCGAGTGGAGGCATGAGGATACCCTCGAGACTAAGCGCAAGGACTTCAGTCGGAAATACGCCATCGCGGCGGAAGAATACACCGATTTGCTGTTCCAGAAGGCAGAGCAGCTTGCCGACGATCCAGACCAGCTCAAGAACATCTCCCCCGACCGCCTCGCCCTCACGGTGGGTATTATGACAGACAAGGCTACCCAGCTTGCTGGTATGGCTGGCGTGGTGATCGAGCATCGCAAGGGAGCCTCCATCGAGGATGCTGCCATCATGATCGCTCAGGCTAAGGCTAAAATCGCCACCCGGATGTCCAACGTGATCATTGATGTGGCATGAAGTGGAGACCTCACCAGATCCTGACCCCACCGTCCGAGGACGAGATCGCGGAGATGGAGCCGGAGGAGCTAATGGAGATCCACAAGATCTACCATGAGGCCATCGAGAACGCCGACAAAGATCCATTCCGATACGGATTCCGCCTACCGCACTGGGGTAAGGCAGAGGAGCAGCTATCGGAGGTTACGGAGATCGTGGCACTTGGTGGGAACAGGTCAGGCAAGACGCAGTGGGGTGCATTCTCCATCGTCCGGGCTGCGGTAGAAAACCCCAACTCAGAGATATTCTGTTTCGCGCAGACATCCGAGGTATCGATCCGCCAGCAGCAGAGCGCGGTCTATGACTGGCTCCCTGCGGAGCTTAAGACCAAGCAAACAAGCGCGGGTGCGTATATCAGCTACACCAAGAAGAACGGATTCACGGACGGGAGCCTAATCCTCCCTAACGGGTCGCAAATCATCTTTAAGACATATTCCCAGTATCAGAATAACCCCACCATTCTGGAGGGTGCGGAGCTTGGTAGCAGGTCTCCCGTGTGGCATAACATCGGGGTGTGGCTGGACGAGTATCTACTCGGGCCAGAACTGATCAACACGCTGCGCTTCCGACTGGCTACGCGGGACGCTAAGATGCTGGTTACGTTTACCCCCATCGATGGCTGGACTGAAGTCATTAAGGAGTATCTCGACAGTGCCACCACCTTGGAGTCCCGCCCTGCGGAGCTACTCAATGGTGAGCTAGTGCCATACATCCAGCGGTCAAAGAAGCGCAACGCATCGATCCACTACTTCCACTCGCAGGATAACCCGTTCGGGGGCTACGACCGCATCAAGGAGGCTCTGGAGGGCAGGACACGGGAGGAGATCCTCATCCGTGCATACGGAGTCCCTGTGAAATCTCAGGCGACCAAGTTCCCGAAATTCAACACTGCCGTAAATGTAATTCCGAAGGATCAAATTCCAACCAAGAACGTCACCCGATACCAGATCATCGACCCGGCTGGGGCAAAGAACTGGTTTATGTGTTGGATCGCCGTAGATGAGGGGGGAACAATGTGGGTTTACCGCGAATGGCCCGGGGTTGAGTATGGTGACTGGGCTGAGTGGAAGAGCGGTAAGTGGATACCCGGAGAGGCATCCAAGGGGCTGGGATACGGCATCAGGGACTACGTCGAACTGATCAAGAACTACGAGGAGGATGAGGAGATATTCGACAGGCTGATCGACCCGAGGCTGGGTGCTGCTCGCTACCAAGCCTCTGACGGGGCTTCGTCCATCATCGAGGATTTGAGCGAGATGGAGATCATATGCAACCCCGCGCCCGGGCTGGAGATCGAGGAGGGTTTGCAGGCACTACTCAGCAAGATGAGCTACGATACCAGCAAGCCCCTAGACTCGGTAAACCGCCCCCATTTCTATATCAGTTCGGACTGCGAGAACATCATCAGGGCATTGGCAGAGTATACGGGCGATCAGGGGCTAAAGGAGGCGTGGAAAGATCCTATTGACGTTCTGCGTTACGCTGCCATTGCTGACCTAGATCACGTTGACGCAAAGCGATCAAAAGTAACAATTCAAGGCAATGGAGGATATTAAAGATTGGAAGCAAAAGGAAGTCGCGGAGAAGCTGGGAGTCACCCCCACCGAGGCTAAGGCATATCGTGACGAGTTTTTGACCAAGGGGGTGGACTGGGACAAGACCGGAGCCACCATCTACTGGACTGACCACGCACTGTGGATGATGAAGAAACACCTAGCCACCCCGGCCGTCGAGACCGAGGAGATCGAGGTATACGTCATTGAAGCCGCTAGGAACCCGCGTTTCGTCTATGGCGACCTAAACGGAAGCCGCATCCCCATTGAATGCTCGCAGAAGCTCTCCCAGAGGATCGTCAAAAAAAGAATCAAGGTGACACTCCGAGAAGAGAACGGGGAAACCTATTACAGCTATAATCCATGAAATCCGAATCACCAGAAAACATTAACGACGAGTCACTGATCTACACTGCGAATGAGCCAGACATTGAGACACTCCGCAGCGCATACGACAACTGCCTAATTGACCTAGATGAATACTTTGAAGTCTGTAATCGCAGCTATGATGATCGGCGGAATATTTGGGATGGTAAGACCACCGACCTTCGCAAGAACGGGTCTAATGCCTTCCCTTGGGACGGCGCATCGGACATGGAGGTCAATGTCATCGGTGAGCGCATCGATGCCTTCGTGGCGATCCTAGCCCAAGCCCTGACCCGCAGCCACATCAAGGCTTTCCCAACCTCCACCTCGTCCATCCCGAGGGCGGCACTGGTATCCTCGTTCCTTAAGTGGATGAAATCCAGCTACATCCCGGACTTCAAGAACCAGATGGAGCTTGGTGCAAACCACCTGCTTGAGAAGGGCATCATGGTCACCTATGTGGGCTGGAAGCGCGAGAAGCGCACATTCCTACAGGAGGTGTCTCTGGAGGAGCTTGCACAGGCATCCCCGGAGATGGCGGAAATGATCATCAACGGGGTGGATGACGAGATGCTGGTAGACATGATCGTTCAGGCATTCCCAAACATGAACGCCAAGCGCGTTAACAAGTTCCTGCGGGAGATCCGCAAGGTGGGCAGGGCGAGCATCCCGGTTCCCCGCCTGTCGGTCAACTGCCCCTTCGTGCAGTCCTGTGCGCCGGATGGTGAGGTTCTATTCCCCTCATACGTCATCGACCCGCAGTCCGCTCCATACGTCTTCTGGAGGACGTTCGTGACCGCTCAGGAGCTTGAGAAGAAGGTAGCCACAGAGGGTTGGGACGAGGAGTGGGTGAGGAA